TAGTGATCCAATCATACTCCTCGACAGGATAATCCGAAGACACACGCAAACCATCAATCTGCACAGACCACGACTCCAAAGGACCCTCCACACGAATCACAGGCCACGCAGGCACATCCCCCTTATTCGACAGATTATCCCAACCCGAACCAACACCCGGCGTCAACACCACCGGAAAAGCCGTACCCTTCCCACCGACAGGGCCGCCACCCAACCAATCCTGCAACTTAGCATTACTGAAACGAAACTTTTGCTCATCCCCATACCAAAACGGGTCATAGGCTGTCAAATGAAGCACATAACGGGCATAACCCCTATTCACCGGATCAACCGTAAACGTGTCATCCGCCGAATCAAACCGGCACTTCAACACACGCTCAACACCCGCCGGAGTCCGCACCGACAACTCCCCCTCCTCGCCAGGAGGAAACGCAGACCACAACTGATCGTATGCTTGCAGGAAACCGTCACGAAACCCGCCATCCGGATCCGGGCCGACACCCGACACCAACACCGGCAAAGTCACCTCGCGAGGCTTCACATTAAACCCACGCCACTCCGAGCCGTGCACCCCAACATGGGTTTGAGAAAAATGCTCCACCTCAGGCACACCCAAACCGCGCAACGAATCATTCAACAACATGACCGGGGACGCACCCGTATAATCCGTCAAATGAAGAACACGCTCCGGATTATTACCAATCAACGGAAACATCGTCCAATCCACCGTCAAACCGGCACGATCAGACGGGTTAGGAATAAACATGAACCACACCCCGCAATCACACGTAAGCCAACGCGTTCAACGCGTCACGCTGCTGCCGCTCAATCCGCTTCGCAAACTCGTTAGGATCCCCATAGGTTGGCCCGTTAACATTCACCACAACACTCTTATCATTCATGCGCTGATACCTGCCATACGGTGTAAACGAGCCCACAGACGAGCGCAAACCAAACCTGGCATCCACAGCATCCGGAAGACGGTCAGCCACGCCAGACATAGCATCCAACGCCAAACCAGCATTACCGGTAATCCCCTCAGCCAAACCGGCAACAACCTGACGGCCAACCTCGTCACGAAACACACGAGACGGGGAATGAATACCCAAAACCGATTTTGCAGCGTTAGCCACCTGAGAACCCATATGGCGCACAGTATCCAACAAGCCACTCAAAGCAGACCGGATACCATTACCCATACCAGAAACCACGTCACGGCCCGCAGACACTAACAAGGACCCCATATTACCGAGAGCGCGCCTAATATTACCGGGCAGATTCCGGAAAAACCCCAGCACACTATGAACACCGCTAGACACAGCCGAGCCCATAGCATGCATAGCGCTAGACGCCGCACTCCGGGCCCCATTAAACCCGCTAGAGGCTGCACCACGAACACTAGACGCCATCGACCCAAAAAACGAGCCCACCGCGGACACCACCGAAGACACCACACTACGAATCCCATTCATCGCAGCCGAAACAGCGCCACGGGCCGCGTTAAACCCCGACCGGACATGGGAAGCAACCGACACACCAAGCCGGGCAAAAAACCCCACAACCGCGTTCACACCGGCAGAAATAACCGACTTGAAACCGTTAATAAACGCTGACGTAAACGCTCCAATATGATTCCAGCCATTCAAGATGGCCGTGCCCATAGACCTCACGCCAGACACTAAATGATTCACAACCCATGAGATGACACGGGTAACAGTCCCAATAATGCGGGCTGCAGCAGACACAATAGCGCCAAGAATACGTGCAACAAACCCGATCACAGCTGTCACAATTGGCATCACAACCGGAATAATGCGGGCCACCACCTGCAACACAACCGAAACAACCTGCACCACCACACGCATAATCGACATGATGACTGGTATCAATGACCGGATCAAACCAATAATCGGCGGCAGAACAGACATGACAGCACCCAAAATCTGCTGAATCACCGGCATCAAAACCGGCACCAACTGCATTATCACACCAATAACCTGCCGTATCACAGCCATAACAGCTTGCAATACCGGCATAAGCGCGGGCAGCAGCATGGCCGCAACCTGCGTCACAGCACCAATAATCTGCGTGATCACAGGAACCAGCCGGACGACAAGCATACTAATCAAAGGAACAATCTGGGCAGCCAAACCAGCAACCAAACCAATAATCTGACCGAACACCGGCGCCAACTGAGCCACAACACCAGCCACCAAACCAAACAGGGGCTGAATAGCGACCATAATCTGACCCAAGGCTTGACCGACAACACCCACAAGCTGCATAACAGAGGCACGAAACTGGGCGTTAGTGGCAAACATGGCAGCAAACAAGCCGATCACAATACCGACAGGACCACCCAGGGCGCGAAACACGCCGCCAAGCCCACCAGCGGCACCCCTCAAAGCACCAAACGATGGCAACAAATTCTTCAACGCAACCGCCAACGGGGCAAACCCTGCAACAAGCTTCCCCACACCCGCAGCAACAATACCAAACACTGCGGTGCCGCCAGCAAACATGGCACCCAAATTCACCTTCGGGACAGGCAAATGCAACCTCGCAAAAATGCCCTTCAACTGCTCAACCTTGGCGCGCATCTGTGCATTCATTCTCGTAATCATGCCAGGCATACGATTAATCCACGCCAAAATAGACGGCATCACCCGCTGAATACCCTGATCCACCGACGCAAACAGGGGCTTCACAGAATCCGTCACCGACTTGATCACCGGATTCAACGCAACAAAAATCTGCCGCAACCCGTTAAGAAACGGGGCCATAGCCGTAGCACCAAGATAACCCAGGGCGCCCTTAACATTCTTCATAGCGCCCTCAAACGTCTTACCAGACGCCTGCGCAGCACCACCCATACCAAGCTTCATCGCAGCCGCAAACGTGGCAAAATCAATCTGCCCCTTCGACACCATCTGCGACACCTCAGCAGACGTTTTACCCGTCTGCCTAGCCAACAGGGACAACACAGGAACACCAGCCATAGTAAGCTGCAACATGTCATCGCCCTGCAACTTACCGCGAGCCATAACCGACGTAAAAATAGCGCCCGTATCCTGAAACGACTTCCCAGAAATATACGACACATCCGCGACAGTCTTCAACACGTCAGTCATCTGACCGCCAGACTTGACACCAGAAGCAGACAACGCCGCCGCGGTAGAAGCCGCATCACCCAACGCATACGACGTGCCAGTCACAGCCTCAATAGCCGAATTCATAATCGAAGACGTGTCAGAAGACGTGTGACCCAAACCAGTCAACTTAGCCTGGGCCTCATCGATAGCCATCGCCCTAGCAATACCGCCACCAATAGTCACATCATAAATCGACCGCAAACCCTTTTTGGCAACATTGATGGCGCCCATCATTGCCGCGCCACCCAAAGCCAACTTCATCCCGGAAGCAAAAAGACTACCAGAACGCTGACCCTCCGCAGGCATAACACCCGACAACTGTTTACCAACATCAGCCTTCAAACCAGGCATCTTCGTATACAACGACACATATGCGGAAGCAATCTCACCAGACATACACTATTCACCCCAACACATCAATCTCGCGAGACACCCCGCCACTAGCGCGGACACGCGCCAAAATATCGTCCACCTGCCCAGACGTAAACCTCGCCCTGCGCTCATCCGTCGGCCTCGCCACAGGCTCCGGCTGCCCCTCACTATTAGCAGACCTGTAATGATCCAGCATGTCCAACACCGCCCACTCGCACCATTCAAACGGGCGCTGCCAGCCATTCACGTGGGCCGCCAACTGGCTAGACGTATCGCTACACAACACGCCAGCCAGCCGGACAGCCTCACCCCAACACATTACGGGGCCACCAACATCATAAACAGAGCAACCGAACCGGGTCCTCCAATCATATTCGATGGCCCCACGATAATCATCAATCAGGCCGTGGAGCCAAACTATTCCCCCAAGGAAGCACCCTTACCGTCAGGCTTGTATTCCATCCACTCACGGAAAATCTCGGCAACACGAACCATCGGAAGCCCCTCCAAGGCCTCCACAGCATCCTCTGGGGCGGCAGCCTCCAACATAGAAAACATCACCTCAACCTGGGCGAAATCCGCAGACTCCCCAGACTGGGCAATCCTGGCGGCACGGCGAAACACGCGGGCAGGCACAGCCTGCGCTGTTTCCTCCGCATCCGCCAACACCCAGCTACGGTCACCAATCTTCAACGTGTAACCTGTGTCACTCATCTATCAACAATCCCTCAAACTATGTGTATCAGTTATTAGACGGCGGATTAGGATCCGGCTCAGGCTTAGGAGGCTTAGGAGGCTCCGGCTTCGGAGAAGGAGGAACCGGGGGAGTATCAGCTTTTAAAGCCGTCATCCACCCCCGACCAGACACCGCATCACCCTTCTTATTAATCTGGGCAGGATACGCCTTCAACGTCACACCATACCCATACACCTCGCCATTCTTGCCCTTGATCTCGTCACGATCGATCAACTCAACCTCAGGGAAATAGTAGCGAATAACCTGATCGCCATCAATAATATCCATCAACAGGGCGTGCACGCCAGTGGTGGCACCTGGTGAAATATCGAACGAACCAGAATCGGATCCGGCAGTAACCTTCGACTGCCAAAACAGTTCGATAACCTCTTTCTTGGATTCGATCAGCTGGAAAGAAATCTCGATAGAAGACTCCGTGGCCACAGTGCGAACAACATCCGCATTCTGCCAAGCCTTCAAATCATCCGTTTTACGCTCAGGCTTAATCTTAAACCCGTCATCCGACAAATAACCCAGAGCAGTCAACCCATCAGGAACCGTCTTCACACCATCAATAGTGTCACCAGCATGAGCGGCACCAATATAGACGTCGCCAGTAACAGCAGAGCGAACATTAGACGCTTTACGTGTTGCAGCCATCATAACCCCCAAAAACAATCAAACTAAAAATCAATCAACAAAAACAACGATACGCTTACTCAGATTCGACAGGCCTGCACACCAGCTCAAAAAGCGAATACACATCAAAACGTGCACCATCAACCAGCAAATCAGGACCAGTAGACCGTTTACAGTACACCACAGGGTCACCGTCCACACCATCAGCCAACACAGCCTCAACCCGGCGAGCCAACGACATGGCACGATCAGGCGTATCCGAAAACACATTCACACGCAAAAAAACACGCTCACGAACATGCAACTCCGGGCCACCATCCAACGCCAACCAAATCAAGTCACCCGTAAACCGGTCAGGAACAGTTCCTGTGCACGGTATCCCGGACAGCCAGCCATCATCCTTGAGCACGCGTTTAGCCCACACACGAGGATCACCGTACACGATCACGACGCAGCCCCAATCGACCTCGCCAACGTGCCATGCTTAGCCTCAATCCTTTTGCCACCCTTATATGTGGTGCCAATCCTAGCCACAGCCTCAACACGGTGAACCTGCACCTCAGACGACAACCCTGCACGATACTGTGCCCTATCGAACGCGTTACCGCCTACATTCGCTGATGCGGCACGCCGCACCTGCTCGCCACGCTCAGCCAACATGCCCTGCACACCCGGCGCTTTTAGCACCTCACGGATACCAGGAAGATTAAGCTTCACATCAACATCACGTGCCACAACCATCAGCCCTTCTTACGCTTCACATTCACCTGCGTGCCAGCATCCCAGCCAGTCATCGGATGATGCCACATCATAGGAGACCCGTCAGCCTCCCACACAACACCCCTTATACGCCAACGACACCGATAACCAGCATCCTTGACAAGCTGCTTAAAAAGCAGTGTCCAATGCTCATAGTCAGAGTCACGGCCTGCCGCCTCATCCTCCTGTGACACAGAAGAATAGATGGCCACATTATGGTACACGGTTTCTACAGGATGACCCCAATCCTCAACCCTGTCACCAAGATCATCGACACGAACAGTCGGCTGAAGCATCACAACCGTTTCACCGAAAGGAAAACCAGCCATCCTTATATCTCCCACAAAGGGCCATCGCAGCCGTTAATATTCGACCCGCACGAACAGCCCTCACCCCACACAGTAGAACACACATCGGAATGAGCATATCCGCCACGGATCGTCGGGGTGATCGTGAACGCTTTACCGGCGCCACCACTCTCATCACACAACTTCTTCAACGCAACAACCTCGGAAGGCCACAACAGATTAGAAGACGTATTCGACCGTATAGTTTGCGTAAACGGGCCGGCAGCCTCATACTGCACCTGACCCGACACGCCAGAATCATTCCAGCGCAGCAAAGCCCGACGCAAAATAGCCCGGGCAGCATCCTTAAACTTGAAACCCGGTTTAGCGATACAGGGGGCGACACTGACAGCAACAGCCTCCACATCGGCGATCATCGCCTCAAGCTTATCTTTAGGAATATCGGCGAAAGGCTCAATATCCTCAGGCCTCAAAATGATACCCATCAACACCACCCCCTGCACATGCACATATCACCGCTACAATAAATCAGTTACCGGCCGGAGGATTAGGCTTCGGGGCAGCCTTCTCCTTCACGATAGCAAACGAATCAAGCGACTCGATAGCCACATACAGGACAGCCTCGGCACGAACCATAACCTCGTTATGGCCCTTAAGATCGCGGCCAGTCTGATCCGGATCGCCATACTCGATCAGCTCGATCGGGAAGTTACGCTGGAACCCCCAATGGACACGAGAGAAATCACCAACAATAGCCTTAACACCAGAGGCAGGCGACATCTCCGGGGCACCCGAAACAGTCGAAGAAGCACCAACATTCAGGCCACGCCAATTATCCAGGCCAGCAAACCCGGCGGCAGGATACATCGGCTGACCCGCAAGCGGAGACCCCTTCGGATACACCTCAGTAGACAGCGCAAACGAAAACGCCGGATCCAAAGCAACACCGTTAGGAACCTGCAAACCAGCCCCAGCAATCAGGCCGACAGCCTTAACAAGATCAGCCGTAGCGGAATCCGTGGCATCAACCGTCTTCGACGTCTTATCCAGCGACACCTTCACAGCCGTGGCAGGCTTACCCGTAGCCGGATCAACACCATGGAAAGCAATCAGATCCACAGCGCGACCAATAGAAGCGCCCAGAGCCGGCGAAATCAGATCCTGAAGCACACCCAGACGGTAATCGGCGTCAGCCCACATAAACTCGTCAGAGACACGCTGCTGCGTCACAACCTTAATAGGCTGCGCAGTAAACGCAGAAACATCAACGCTAGCGGAAGGCTTAACCTCGCCCTCACCAACAATCTTGGCGCGAGGAACACCACTAAACACGGCACCCTTAACAGGGCCAAAAATAGTCGGCTGCTCCGGCGAAAGCTTCGCCAAAACACCAGAATCGATAGCACGATCACGAACCGCACCAATCATAGAACCAGGAAGCTCAAGCTTCCCTGCAGAAAGAAAATCATCAGCCATCACAAATCATCTCCTAGAATTATTGACAAGAGCATCCACAAACGCGACACCCTCACGTCGTTTAACATCATCCACGGGGGCACTCCCCGCAAGACGGCGCACACCCGCACCGCCACTATGGTCAATCAAACCCTTCAAAGCCTTAGCAGACTCCACCAAAGCCTCACGATCACTACCGTGCAAAAAAGCTACAGCATCAGCTGATAGGCCACACTCGGCAGCCACATCACGCTTCACACCCTCAAGAACAAACTCGTTAACACGACCCTCGAGTTCCTCATTCTTGCGGCGAAGATCATCAATCACAGACCCCGCCTCACCATCCGAGGCGCGAAACTTCTCCAACTCGGCAAAATTACTTTTAGCACGAGACTCCCACTTACGAGCCTCAGCCTTCCAATCCGTGCCAGACGGCTTATCTACACCATCATGCTTCGACTGATCGCCTGCCTGCCCGCTTTGATCATCCTTCACAACATCAACAATGTCTCCACCCTTTCCGGGCTCAACAACATCATTGTCGACATTCTGTTCCTCAACACTCTGATCGGCCATAGCCTAACCTTACACTCCTTGCGGAAAACAATACCATTATTGCCGCCCCCCGTGCGGGAGACAACCCGTACACCGATAACCGGCGATGCACAACCGGAAACCATTCATCGCATATCGCCAACAGTACGCATAGCCTTCAAAATATTACCAGGCGACTGCTGCAACCCGTGATCATCAACCCACTCCCGGGCCTTCTCATAAACCCGCTGATACTGGGTGTCCGCAGCATTGGGAGCCCAACGCCCAACAACCTCAACCACCGTACACCCACAATGATCATGATACTTCGAACCCAGCGGACGCTTACCGCCACGCTTATGACGCCGAGTATGACCAGTCGTGAGCGCCCTTTCCTTAGTCGTATAATCCGACCTCGTAGCCAACATGGCACAAAAAGCACACGGATCACCATCCGTCACCCGACGCCAAGACCTGCCCTGCGCACCCGCCGACCACTCAACCGTGTCACGGCCAGCATTCATGACAGCCCGATTAACACCCGCAGCCATCGCATCAATCGTATCATTCGCCCTATCTGGGTCACTATTCATAATCTTCATAGTCGAAAACGACCTAGCCAAAGCCGCAGCAGCATCAAACTCGTCATACACGATCAAACCAGGATCCACACCATTCAACCGGCGAAAATCTTGCACGAATTTGGCTGCCAACGATGCCGAACCATCATGGCCGGCACGCTCCAACTCCACACACAAACGCACATACTGCGTGTCACTCATCCTGCCGGCACGCCACAAACGACCAAGCTCGGCATAATAGCCCGCATACTTCCCAGCAAACCTGACCGCCTCACGCTGATACCCGGTAGCAGCCAACCTCGACGCAACACCCGAAGCCATCGCCTATCAAACCTCGCCAGTTTGACGAGAAATAGCCCCAGCCAAAGCAACCAACGGATCCGAAGATTCGGCACGATGACGCATCACAGCCTCAACCTGCACATCATCAAGCCCCAACATCTCCAACACCGTCCGAGAATCCGCAGGCAAAATACCGGCACCAACAAGCTTCGTCACAGCATCCGCCGTAGCAGCCCGAGTCGGGGTTGAAGCATCACGCCAACGCAAACCAACATCACCGAAAAACGCGGCCTCATCAACACTCGAATCAAGCGCCCTGGCAGCCAGGAAACCAACCGACAGCCAGCCCTGACCAAACGACGTTTGACGCCGCTCAGCACGCTTCACAAGCCGAGATTCCTCGGCAGCCAAAGCCTCACCACTAGGTGGGTTAGACGTGATAAACCCGAAATAGCGCTCCGGCACCGCAGCCTCCCCAGCCGTCAACTGCGCCAACAGCCGCATCTGATCCGAATACGGTGTAGGCGAATTGACAGGAAACGATCCCACATTCGGGGTATCACCATCATCATCCTTATCAACAGCCCACACAGAAGCCATCGACAGGACCCAGCCAGGCTGCGAAAACTCGTCAGCCGAAACACCCGTCACCCAACGCTGAGGATACGCATAAAAATCACGATTCACAGACTGCCCAAGCAGCGTGCGCACAGCCTCATCCGTATAGGCACGAATAGACCGGGTAATCTCCGAACGCCCATCAATCCTAGAAGTACGGCGCCGATTCACAATAGGCACCAAAGGCACCACGCCCAAACTATTCACGATACGGCCCGTCTCAACCCACTCACGAGACCCACGCCGCTCCACCTGAACAATCACATCAGGCAACAACAACTCAGCCTCAACAACATCAGGATCACACGTCTGCTGCACCACAAGGCCAGCATCCAAACGAGACCCATCGGCAGAAAACCGGCCTGTGCAATTCTTTGGTGACTGCGGACGAACAGAAACAGTACCATCCTCTTGGGGGATAACAGCCACAAACGACAACCCAAAAATCAGCGCATCCAAATGCACATCACACGACGCCGTAGCAAGCCGATTCGCAGCATACACACCATCCAGACCGTAGCCGTCACCATTAGTCCAGCCAAGCCAATCCAGACGCTCCTCCAAAGCATCCACAGCAATACCAGGCCACGACACCACAGTCTGCACACGCTGCAACTCCGGCGGAATAGCCACCCCCAAATCACGCACCCGGCTAGAACCCTCATAGTAGCCCTCAATACGGCAATGCCACGAAGACAACCTTTGAATACGATCGTACATGCCCTCAATCAAAGCCAACTCATCCGAGTTCATACCACAGACACCCGCTTCCTACCAGACCGTTCACGCCGCCTAGCCTTCGCCATCTTCGC